CCTCACTAACTCCTGTTACTTCGTAAACTTCACCATTGTAATAATATTTATCGCCGATACTTATTCCACCTGGCTGAATTGTAATCTGTATTTGAGTGCTGTTGCTAACTGAATTGTCTACCTGATAGCTCTCTCTATCTATGTCATATATTGCAAGCTCAATATTGTTGATGCTTTCATCAAATTTCTGCGGTAACATTTTTAAGGATTCTTGCCCCGTAAAAATTACATCTGCTGATGTAGTATCCACTGTTGCTGTAGTGTTTGATATGTCAATGTACTCAGTGTTCTCAAATAAATCATAGAAGCCTATACCTGTTTTATTAAGATAGTCTACAACTTCCATTTCGTCGAGTTTTAATTTTATGTCAAGAATTTCCCTCCTTGCCTGAATGTCGTTGCTCTTTAATCCGTTCAGTCGGTTATATATTTCGTCGAATTGTTGAACATTTTCTGCCTTATGTGCATCTAAGTCATCAGCAATCTTTCCTACTTCTTCATCAGTATATTGTTTGGCAGCATTTAAGGCTGCGTTAGCTTTGGCTTGAGCACCTGATGGACTTTCTTTACTGTTTACTTCGTCTTTTAGCTCATTAATTGCCCCTGCTAGGGTTTTATTAGATGTTTGTAATTCTTCTATAGTAGCAGAACCTTCTTTGAGATTTCCCACTTCTTCATCAAGAATATCCATATTGTCGTTCAAATCTCCAATATTAACATTATCAGTCAATTCGGGTTTTTTTAGCTTTAATTTTTCTGTATATTTCATTAACTCACCTCATTCCATGTTCTTAATTCATCCCAGGTCTTATCTAAGCAATCTCCCCATGTCAACTTACTTACAAAATCCCATACATTATAAGTGAATGTATATGTTAGTGCTAAATGAGCAGGAATAATTATATCCAAAGCTTTTTTTAGCCCCTCTAGATTATTAGGAATACCTTTAATACCTACAAACTTAATCTCATATAGTCCAGGAATATCAGTTTTATTAATTTCTACTTCACCATTACTAAAAGCCATGGCAACTGATTTTATGGTTTCTTCAGTTGTCTGATCAAAGCTTGACCTATATCGAGAAGAAATCTGTTCTCGTCTTTGGTCATATCTTAATTTAGATACATTTTGTATGCCTAGATCTCTTTCATGCAAATTTAATGATTCTATTGCTGTATCTAAAAATACATTTCTTTCTACTACCTGAAAATCTTGTTCTAACTTTCTAAATTCTTTATCATAAGCGTTTAATATTGCATCAAATATTACAGATTTTCTTTCGTACCAAGGAAGGTATTCAATCATAGTTGATTTATAATCTCTTTCAGATACTACAATATTTACTATCATTTCAGTAATGGCTCTTATTATTGTTGGTGAATGTTTTACCCTTACACCTTGCACTTCTACTTCACTATTTGCTCCCATAAATGCCAAAACAAGTTTTCCCCATTGATACAAGCCAATATCATCCCACGTTAAGGTATTTACTTCATCCCATCTGCGTTTTATATCCATACAATCACCTAATCCTTATTATCAAGTAGTTTTTAGGGATTTTGTATTGAGATGAAACATCTATGGTTTTTACAAATTCCGCTGGGGCTTTAAAGAGTAAATTTCCTCCTGTAACACTATCAAATATTCCAATGTGAGTTATGCTCCCCCAGTTTTCTTCTGCTATTGGGAAAAGTATATCTGCTTTATTTGATGTTTGGCCTTCTTCTGGAGTTGTAAATGTTGCTGGTTGTCTTTTGTAACTAGCTGTAGCAACTTCGTTTTCTTCATTAAAAAGACCTACAAAAACATTCTGTAGGTTATCGCTCAAAATTTTATTCTTCAAATAAGTTGTCATGTGATTCATTCAATCACCCCCATTATAGCTACTTCTTCATCACCTATAGGTATATTTGATATTCCTCCATTAATTTGTAAATTAGAATAATCTAGTACCCCTTCTGTATCTAAAATAATACTTCCTATTTGTGCATAACTCACATAATTTATTTTAAATGCTATTGATTTTAAGTATTCTGATATGTTTTTACTTATATATTCTTTAACCTGTTGTTCAGTATAACCATCTGCTAATACCAAATCAACCGATATATTAATTTCTACAGGTTCAGCTGATACAACTGTAACATCAGCCCCGAATGGTCTTTCTGCTTCTATGTGGTTAAATACATTATCAATTAGTTCTTGGCTTGCTGGTTGTCCATTAGAATCAATTATTATTACTTTTACTGTAAGTGGACCATTCCATCTAGGTACTACTCTAACACCACCGACCCCTACAACCTCCTTAGCCCATTGTTCATAATGATATTTATTACCTGCTTTGGCTGGTCGTTGAAGTTTTTCATAGTATCTTTTCCTCAATTCATCATCAGTTTCAGGATCATAGCCATTTGTAACTGCCTCTGGGTTATATACGTCAACTACACCTGGAATAGATACTGGAAAATATTTTATAGCTCCTGCGGGTACATTGCCTATAGTTCCAGCTACTTCACACTCAACTAATACTGTCAGTTCACCAGAAGAATCTATAGTTTTATTTTCAAGTGATATAAAATTAATAGTATCTGAAGCTACAAGATCACCTTTAGAAATTCTAGCTCCTTCTTGACCAGATATTATTACTGTAGTAGTTGCTTTAGTAGCTGTCTTTCTTGTAATTCCCGTTCTTTGATATACAAACCTTTCAAGTTCTTCACCTTCAAGGTTTTCTACATCTAGTTTATTGGCTACTTCCTGTATCTCTTTATTCTTTCTTTCAAATTCAATTGCTGCTGGTTTTGTAGCATCATAAAAAAAAGAGCCTTCACTTTTGTCAAATTCATCACTTATATTTTTCAACATTCTATCATGTATTGTTTTTCTATCTTCCAATTAGAAACTCACCTCCTGGCCGAAGGTTTCTCCATTTTTTAATATTACTGTAAAGTATATTTTTAATGTTGCGAAGTTCTGCTCTGTCCTAAAATCTTCTACTCTATCTATTTCAACATGCTTTTGTAAAGCTTCTTCTATTTCCCTTCTCAACTCACTTTGTAGAAAAAACTGTGGAAGCTTTCTCCCCTGAATTAGGTCCTTTATGGTCGTTCCGTACTCGTCAATTCCTTCGTCTTCCTTGTATATTTCAAATTTAAACTTTTCAGTTTTTAAAATTTTCTCTATCCAAACCTTAATTGCTTCTTTCCCACTAACTTCTACTAACCGGCCATCTTTTACTACAAAATCGCCCTTTTCAAAATCATATAAAAAAGTTTTGCCTTGTATTTGTCTTTCTTCCTGCTCCATTTTCTCTATGACATTGTCTAAATCAAGTGTAGGAAACATCTAATCACCTACCTTATGCACCTTGTCGACTATAAAAAATACCTGCTCATTTTCAGCAGGTACTAATAATACTTCATCCCCTACTTTTAATTCAAAATGCAAAGTTAATTTAGTTTTATCTTTGTCGCTTATATTGATTGAAATTAGAGGATTAGAGGGCTTTGAAGTTATAGCAATATCTCCTATATCATCACCAGCCGTTAATTCAAGCTTATACTCTTTTTTCAATAATCCTTCAGTAATATATAATTGATTCTCTTGCAATACAATATTCCCATCTAAAATAGATATTTTTAGAGGATCTACACCTACTACTTTACCTACGCAAGGACCTATATTATTTGATTTATCTCTTTCTTTAAACATCTTCGCTAACCCTACATCCCACATTTATATCACTTCCTCTAATGTAAGATCCATGGTATGAATCCTATTTTGGTACATGTGAGTGCAATCCTTAACTAGATATTGCCCCTTCAAATTAAACATATCATTATCTATTTCTAATATTCTGCCAGCTCTAACATTATCGTCTCCTAATAACGTTATTGATATATCTTCTCCTATCCTATTTAATTCTTTCAATTTGTTTTGAGCAATATTTCTCGCTTGTGCCATATCTTTATCATCTATTGACTCCACTTCCTGTAGTAATCCAAATTTAGCTATATTTTTATCATCTTTAGCAGTGGCAATCACTCTACTGCTTTTTTCATCACTAGATGATATCAATATACTATTTCTCATATCTGCTATGGATTCGGTTTTACTAATATTACCTATTGCCCATAATGGATTAAAAGCCGCTATGTTTGGTGCAGGTTTAAATCTTGGAGTAATAATTAGATCCGTATATTTTTCGATATATAACTTTCCCGCTCTCATCTCTAGTCTGTATTTTGTTCCCGTTGAATCTGTAGCTTGTTTTAATATATCTCTGATAATATCTGCTACAGTATCATCTTTATAAATTTTAGTAATAGATATAGGTATGCTTGTTATATTACCAATGGGTACATTGAATTTACTGCATAATTGCTTTACAGCATCATCAGCTTTAACCTTGTTGAATTGAATAATAGTCCTGGATTGATTTAAATAAAAGGCATAATCAAAGGCTGTAATCGATTTTCTATATCTTTCAGTCTCTAAATCTACAATAATTCCCCTGAATATTTCATTGGTATTATTTAAAAGCATTATCTTATCCCCTATCTCTACTAGATCATAATTCTTCATATATCTATTTTCTATGTTTCTAGCTACACTTACATTTAATTCCATTCCCAATGTATCTATACTATCTCTCCAACTTAAATTCCCACACATTCTAGTAATATTAGTTTCCATTCCATTATCTTTAATTAAAAAAAGTGTGTAATTATCCATCAATTTACACCCTCTTGCACAAACCTATATTCGCTACATTCCAAAGTATAGGCTATGTCTCCATTACGCCTTACTCTGTAGTTAAAATTGTCGATTAAGACAGGCATATTAAACCATTCACGCCCATCTGGTCGACTAGCCACAATTCTTAAAGGTACTTTTCTAGCTCTCCACTTCTCAAAGAATTCAACATACCTAAAAGGTTCTGCTACGCTTCCAGGTTTAAGCCATGGATATTCTTTAGATGGAAATATGGAGGTAATAGAAAATGTTCTAAGCCCTTCGTCACCAATTAAGTTCATAGTGCCATTATTAATAGTTTTAAATCTTTCATTTTCTTGCGGATTGCCTAATTCTATTTCTGGTACTACAGGCAATATTATTACTTCTTCTCTGTTATTCGCTGAAAAAACAATGTTACTACCCATTTTCTATCACCTCCTACATGTTATCCAATGCTAATTTGATTTTCTTATATACTGTAAAACCAACTTTATTTACCAAATCATCTTCACCATATACATTACCATAGATATTAACCTCAACATTCACGCCATCGCCAATAGATTTATTTCTTAATAATCTTTCTGATTTATCTGCTGGTATTATCATTTCACCATTTGATAGCTTTCTTATTTCCCCACCTTCTTCGTGAATTAATGCGTAACCTGCTGGTGAATACGAAGTCCCTTTGGCGAAAGCTGATATCTGAACCCCAGTTCCTGTATTTATTGAATGAGCAGTAAATTGTGGTTTAGTTAAAGATTTATAATCTCCATATTCAAACGCATTAAGCTCTTTAAGATTAAATCCAAATGTTTTACCGCCAAATTTAGGGACCCAACTTGGAATAGTAAAACTCAAACTATTTAGCCCTCTAATAATAGGGTTGATCACATTAGTTATAAAAAAGTTCCCTATTCCTTTTAACGCATTTATTATTCCAGTACCTATATTGCTAAATGCAGCCTGTACTCCATAACTAAGTGCACTAGCTTTCTCTTTTATTGTGTCCCAATTTTTATATAAGGCTACTCCAGCTGCAACAACTGCTCCAATAGCTATAACTAACCAACCTAAACTAGACATTTTTAAAGTTCCATTCAATAACATGCTCAATGTATTCCATGTCTCCATAACTTTTGTTACTATCATTATTGCCTTAATAGCTGCATATGCACCGCCAACAAAGCCTGCGATAGTTAATATAAGTGTTTGATTGTTCTTCACAAATTCAAATATTCTAGTTGCTAAATTAATAAGGTTATCTATAAGTTCTTTAATTGAATCCTTGGATTCCTTTAATTTTTGTATAAATGGTATTGCTACTTGAATTGCATCATTAATATAGGGTAAAAATACTTGTCCTAATTCGTCAGCTGCCAAAGTGATGTTGTTTTTCAATAACTGCAATTGTGACTTAGTATTTTTAAACTTTTCTTCTGCTTCTGCTTGTAATGCTGTATTTTCTGCCCATGCCTTTGAACCCATTTCGATAGACTGTCTAAACAGTTCGCTAGCTCCGCTAGCTCTTAATAAAGCATCTCGTAGCCGCACTTCTTTGATTCCCATATCGTCAAGGATTTTAATTGCAGTCATTCCTTGCTCTTCAGCTCTACTTAATCCTTCTATAAAAGCTATAATAGCTCCTGCTGCATCATCTTGGAATACTTTTCTAAACTCACTTGCGCTCATTCCTGCAATTTTAGCAAATTCGTTTAGTCTACTACTACCAGTTTCCACTGCTAACTGCATATCTACCATAACCTTCGAAAATGCACTTCCTCCTGCTTGAGCCTCAATACCAACACTTGACAATGCACCAGCAAACCCTAATATTTGAGCTTCAGTCATTCCTACTTGTTTACCTGCCCCAGCAAGTCTTAGCCCCATTTCTACAATTTCTCTTTCCGTAGTAGCTAAATTGTTACCAAGCTCTACTATTGTACTTCCTAACCTGTCAAAATCCTGTTGTGACATTTGAGTTATATTTGCCAATCTTGCTAATGCTGTCGATGCTTCTTCACTGGTCATATTAGTTGCTACGCCTAGTTTAGCCATCGTATCGGAAAACTTTGTTATATTCTCAGTAGCAATCCCTAATTGCCCAGCCATTTCCGCTATTCCATACATTTCATCTACTGCAATAGGTATTTCGTTCATAGCTAAATTATTTAATTCTGTTCTAATTTGACTTAATTCTTCCTCAGTGGCGTCTACTGTTTTTCTGACTCCTGAAAAAGCATCTTCAAGGTCTATAGCTGTCTTTATACCATATCCAGTAGCAGCTGCTGCAATAGCAGCACCAGCCTTTACAGATTTTTTTACAACATTGTCTATAGACTTAACTGTATTTCTTGCCCATCTATTTATTTGATTTTGAGATTTTTTCATTTCTCTAGTGACTTTATCTACATTCTTAGATACTTTCACAAGCGGTTGAGAAATTTTATCTTTTAAAGTTAGTACCGTATTTATTGTTTTTGCCATTTACTCACCTACTTTCAAATAGGCTTTTCAATTTCTCATTCTCTACTTCAATTTCATATTCCATAGCTTCCAGGTAGAAAATCTTTTCTAAATAAGAAAGAGACAACAGGGAGTCAAGGGTATGCCCTCTATTAATGTAATAAGCATACATATTAAGCTCCCAGTCGTCTCTTATGAGTTTTTTACTGTATCACTTAGCTTATCAACGCCATAGAATGAATTAATTATTTCCACTATAGCTTTTAATTCATCTAGTTGCTCTTCAAATACTTTACTAGGCAAATCTGTCGGCACTGATACACCGTATAATTCCATTGCTTCTTTTATATACTCTTTATCATGAAACATAGGGCAACATTCATATATCAATTTATTCATTGATTCAACTGTATTTTCTTCTACACCTTCAACTAAACTTAAATACTGTTCTAAGGGTATCTTTCTAATTTCTACTTTCATTCCTAAAACTTCACTATCATAATATTTAACTTGAAATTTGTCCATTTTGCCTTGTTTCTTTTTTGCAATTATTTCTGCTAATGTAGCTTTTTTACTCATGTACTCACCCCTTATACAAAATTAGACCTTGTAGATTGCTCCACAAGG